ACCTTATTGCGTAGGTTGCGCTCCCATTCGGCGTACTCCTCGTCCGTGACCTCGAGGGTGGCGCGCAGCTTCTTGACCCAGATTTCAGTCTTCGGATCCCGGAATTGGATGCCCGCCTTCACGCCCGCGATCACGTTGTCGTGCGCATCGATGTAGCGGCCGTCTTTGAGCACGTTGGCGCAGTGCGACCAGCCGCCGGGCCCTTGACCGAAGTAGGCAATCGCGCTCGAGAGTATCCCGGGCGCGCGCAGCCAGTCGATGGCAATGATCTGACTCATGGTTCGGCTCCTAAAATGACTTCCGGCGCATTCCACAAGCGCTGGCGGCCGATGTGCGGGACGGGGCGCGCGAGGGCTAAGAACTGGCCGCGCTTCCACGCGAAGCGTCCGCCCGTCCAGTCCCCGCAGATCCTATCCTGGGTATCGATCGGTCCATGTACTGACGTTGTATAGACGTCAATCAGCTGCACGACGCCGATGATGCTTCCTAAAGGACAGGTCTTCTCGTAGTCCTTGCCCAGGTACTCGACGCAGACGCAATGCAGGTCATAGGGCAGGTTCCAGCCCACCGGGCGCTTGCCGGCGTGCACGGCCAGCTCCCCGCGGTAGTTCGTGCTCCAGGGCCGCGTCTCGTGCACCTTGGCGGTCGTGAGCCACAGACTCGCCCAGGGCTGCCACAGGGTTAGGGCTTTCATGGGTAATACGTCCTCGCGATGTGGCGGGCGAGTAATAGCGGGATTTTGGCGATCAGGGCTGAGGCGAAGCGCCGCTTGGGTGAATTAGATTTGTGGCGCCGCATTTGCGACGGCTCACTGCCGTCAAACCAGTCGCCGCCGCATTTGATGTGATCGCGCGGGTTGTTGCGATTGTTACCGCTGGTGGTGTTGTGCGCGACCGCAAACCATGAGCCGCCGGTGTTCTTGATGGCCTGATCACCAGCCACGCGCGTGAAATCTTGGCCGGTTTTCGAGCGATCGCTCCAGTTCAGCCCACTGCTTTTAAGACCGCTCGCCTCTACCGATGCACTCTGGAAGCTCTTGCCGCTCCCGTCAAAACTGAATCCAGCCACCTTATGGCCGCGCTTCATGGTCATTGGCATGAGCGCCGGCACATCACCCCACAGGTAGAAACTGCCGTAATGCCAGCGCGCGCGACCTACCCACTTCTGCGCACCGTTCACGTTTTCAACCACCATGGGGATATGCCGCCCGGCCGCAGCGCAGGCCTCGGCCTGGATCCGGAAACAGGCCTCGAAGAGCGAATTGTCGGGGGAGGGTAGCGCTTTGGCCCGCTTCCACGGCATGGCGCGATAGCTGTAGGCCTGGCATGGCGGTGAGGCGACGATGAGCGCCGCATCCTTGAACTGCCTACCGTGGAGTGTGAGCACGTCCTGGATCACGAGCTGCGCCGGGTAGCGATGCTCGCCGTAGACGTGCTGCACATTGTCGAATCCGACCACGTAGTACCCCTCTGCCAACAGGCCTTCAGTCCAGCCCCCTAATCCAGCAAACAAATCTATAGCGAGAGGTTTCAAAGGAAGGTGCCTCGGTCGCTTCTCTCGCGAATCAATATCGCTGGAGTCGTGAGTGTCTTTTCGACTGACCAGCCAGATTTAAGGCGGTCCCGTAGCGATTCTCGAGCAACCCCGAGTCGCTCTGCCCATTCTGAAAGGGTCAGAGATTCTTCGCCAAGAGTGAAGCGAACGTTTCGGTGCGTCCAGTTCCGCGCTTGTTCCTTTGCAGTGGCCCATCGAACATTGGCAGGATCGTAATCGCCATCCCCGTTAGGGAAACGATCTAACGAATGTAGGCGTGACGGTTTTGGACCAACATCCGCAAAGAAGTTCTCGAAAGAAAGCCACCGCTCGCAAACTTTTATGCCACGACCACCATATAAGTGAAAATCCTTGAACTTCGGATTACGGCAACGCGTAAGCATGTCACCCCACGCCCTATATTCACGAGGCCGTGTTTTGTAGGTCGGCCCGGTGTGGTCGTACTTCCTCAGATTATCGCCACGCTTCATTCCATCTCTCCGCAGAAAAGATCAATTGCGAGGGGTTGCATCGGACCTCAGCCATTGGTAGTAAAAACCGCGCGCCCACGACCAGGTGTAGAAAAACGAGGCACCCAAGATTCCCCATTGCTGATGCGCAAATGCCGTGTAGTACCAAAATGGCTGCGCCAGCAGCCCAGAAATGCAGCCAAAGCGCCGCACCTGGGCGCGCGGATCGTTTGCGAGCCAGATGCCGCCGATGCCGAACACGAAGATGCAAATCTGGGAGATCATGCGCTCTCGGCCGTCGGTAATTTCCCGGAACAAGCCGGATTGAGCCAGACCACCTCGAGATTGAGCTTCGTGCCGCGCCGCGCATTGCCGCGCGCCATCACCGAGTACTCGGTCCACCCCGCCAGCTCCCGGCCGTACATCTCAGAATGAAAGCCCGACAGCACGACCATGCCCGTCAAGTTCTTCAGGCAGCCGAGCAGATCCATGTGTTGAAAGTCGGTCATCTCGTGCCGGTAATACTTGTCCGAGTCCCAGCGCCGGCCCTTGCGGGTGCTAAAGACGTACGGCGGATCCACGTAGTGCAGCGTGGTCGGTGCATCGTGCTGCATCATCACGGACGTGGCCGGGCGGCATTCGATCAGCACGCCGGAAAGCCGACTCCCAACCGCGGCGATCGCGTCCGGGTATTTCACCCACTGCGCAAAGTCGGTCGACCACTTGCGGCCGGAATCGATCTTAAAGCCGGTGTTCTCCTTGGTGCCGCCTGAGGATCCGTAGCCCATGCCGGCGCGGATCGCCAATTGACGAGCGCGCTCCACCGGGTCCGAATTTTCGTCATATGCCCGCTCGAACTCCTCGCGGGAAAAGGGCGTTAGCGCTATCAATTCACAGAGTTGCGCGCGCTGCTCCGGATTGCGTAGAACCCGGAAGAAATTGACGACGTCACCGTCTAAGTCGTTGTACACCTCGGCGTAGGCCGGCTCCTTGGTCAAGAGCACGGAACCGGCGCCGCCGAAGGGCTCGACATAGACCTGGTGCGGCGGAAAGAAGCTGCGGATCCAGCCAGACAGTCGGAACTTGCCGCCGTGATAGCGCAGCACCGGGCGCTTGATGGTCACGGGAAGCCTCGCCACTGCCGCCAGATCGCGATCGCGGTGTAGTAGACGTTTAAGTGCAGGTGGCGCGTGCGTATCACTTGCCCACCGTCAAGGTATCCGGTTGCCAGCCCCAGCGGCGCAGGGCCTTGGCCTTCACCCGCTCGAAGGCATCGGGGTTGTATTGCCGCTCGCGCCAGCGGGTCTGCAGGTCCGACGATAGCTCGAAGCCCAAGAGCGCCCGGTGCTGCCCGCAGCAGAAGCAGAACAGCTGCACGCGCCGCGCACAGCCCGGAGCGCCGCATTTGCGCCATGCCTTAGAAAGGGATGTCATCATTCCAGTCTTCCGTTGGCTGACCTGTGTTCGGCGGCAATGCGCCCCAGTCGCCGCTGTCGGCCGGCGGATGGCCCGCGTTCACGCGCTCGGAGATCGTCGCCGGCCGCTGGTGCACCGGCGGGGCAATCTCGCCGGTCGATGGGTTGACGGTCTCCCACTCCCCGGTCGCCTCGTTGAACACCGGCGGCGGTGGCCGTTGCTTGACAGGGGCCGCCGCGGTGGGCTGGTTGACGTACATCTGGCGCTTCTCATCCCACACCGGCGGTGGTGGGCGTCCAGGCACAGGCGCGGGCGCATCGCCCCATGCTCCTGCAGGGGCTCCAGCGCCGTTGTAAACCACGCCGGGCGGGGTCTGCAGCCGCACGCCTCCCACCGCCTGGCCCCCGAAGATCACGGTCGGATCGAAGGAGAGGCGCACGCGCTTGCCGACCCAGAGCGCAGAGTCCGGCCCGTAGGCCATCTCGAGGATCGCGACGCGCGTTTTGTTCAGCTGCAGCCCCTTTAATGTCTCGTTGAACCACAAGAAGCACTTGGCTTCGTTGCGCCCCTGGCCGCGACCCATGAGCTCCTCGGTGACATCCGCGATGGTGAGCACGAGCGGCGGGGCGCCCTTGACGTCCCGGGCGCTGTAGAACTTCGACTTGACCATGTCGGCGGTTCTCATTGCGTCACCCCAATCGGGAAGCGCGCCACTTCGCGGTTGCAATCGGGCACGTAGCAGTAGAAGACGATCTCGGCCGCCGAGGGCATCTCGACGCGCAGCGGGGCGAGTGGATGGCAGCGCGCGTGCAGCCGGACGGGGAAGTCCCCGCACAGATCGCAGCCCTTCACCGCTTCAGGGCTCGACGCGCTCACCAGCGCTCTCCCGACTCGGCGCGGCGCAACCAGGCCTCGGAAGCATCCTCGCGCGCGTCCGCCTCCTCCTGCTTGTCCTTCAGTTTCAGCAGCAGCCGCAGCTCCGGGTTGCGCTCGCAAGCCTCGCGATCGATCTCCACGATGACGTTCTTGCCCTTGCAGGTCCGGCACGTGATGTCGTACACGCCCCCAAAGTAGGCCTCCTCGAAGTCTGGATCCGCATCGAAGTCCTCGCGGGTGAGGCCATTGCCGTCGATGTCGGGATTGACTGTCTTGCCGCTGCCGTTGCAGGTGTAGCAGACAATCGTTTTGGCGGGAAACTTGACCTGTTGCTCCTCACCGTTGGGTAAGTAGCGAAGCCATTGGATGGTGTTGTTGCTCATAGCCGATCTCGTTGGGTGCGAAGTTGTAGGGGCAAAGGATGCAGGCCGAAGGCGCGGCGCCGTTCAATCTGACGCTTCAGACAGCGATTCTTGAACATCCAGCGCTTGGCCAAATCGCGCTTCTCCTGGTAGTGCCGCTCCAGGCAGACGCGAAACAGGGGCGGGTACGCATCGATCATGGGCGGCTTGAACTTCGGCGGCCAGCAGTCGATCCGGTCCAAGTCCCGCGCCAGCCAGCGTTTGCGCCACTCCTCAAGGCAGACCCCATTCTGGAGGTGAATCTGCGCCTCGAGCTCGGTGAGTCCCGTGTGTTGGCGCATCATTTGCGCACGTCCGTCAACGGGGCCGCATCGGCCGGCAGCTCGGCCATTTCCTTGAGGAGCGGCGCCAACGCCTTGGTCGACGCCTTGGCGATCGAGGAGGTGGGCGCGTTCGTGCGCTGCAGAAGCTGTAATCCCCGAATCGCCCGTAGCAGCCGATCTTTATTGGTTTTCTGATCCACTTTGGTCTCCGTGTGGGTGTATGGAATTAGACCCTCAGAGCGTACACCACTACACTTATTTGTTACTACACATAAATGTTGGTATAACCGATATAAATGTTGGTATAACCGATGGAATTATGAAAAAAGCACAGCGCGAGGCCACCGAAGAAGCCATCAAGAATATGGGCGGCGCGGCAAAGATTTCGGAGCGCCTGCACATCAGCATCCAGGCGGTCGGATGGTGGCCCAAGCGCGGGGTCCCGCTCAAGTTTTTGAAGGTTGTCGTCCAGGAAGGCCACGTGCCAAGGGAAAAACTCAGACCCGAACTGTACGCATGGCCAGGATGAGCAAAAACTTGCTATTGCCATATGTTAATCGAGGGGCGTATAAAACAAAACCCCGCGTAAAGCGGGGTTCGGTTGCGAAGTTACAAGCTTCGACTCCCATGTCTGCGTGTCGGCGCGGCGCTGGTGCCCTGCATTCTATAGGGTCTCCACTCCCGTTTCTACCGCAAGTTGACATAGTCAAGAGCTTCTTTGCAGCCGCCTCGTGGGGCACTTTCGTACGGCCGCTCCGGGTGCGAGGCAAAAGAAGTCCGGAGTCCGTGCGGACACCTCATCCCTCTGCAGATGACCGCTCGGCTTCCCTTCTCCCCGTTTGGGGGGTAAGGGGGGCTTTGCCCGCTGTTCCTAAGCCCTTGCAGGTGTAGCAGATGGCAAAGCAGAACTGGAAAACTCGGCTCAAGGCTCAAAACATTGAAGAACTGAAAGCTTTGAAAACCAAATACCCTGACCTCGAGGTGCTCGAATTCAGCCCTCTTCATTTGCGCCTTATTGGTACTCGAAGGGTGGATTTCTGGCCTTCGACTGGGAGGGGATGGCTCGTGGGCCCGTGGCGCGGATCGAAGATCATGACCCCTGCGCAGGCCGTTGCCCTCGCTTTTGATCACTTCTCGGATGCAGCGCATTCAACCCTCAACACAGAATTCAGGGAGATCGTCGGTTGAAGACGTTTACCAAGGTAGAACTCGAGGCTGCGCTGCGCTTTGTCACTCGGACGCCAGAATTTCGCGACTCCGATATCTACGATGCTCCCCACGACATCGAGGAAACACTGAAAGCCTTTTATTCCGCACCAGGAGGCGCGCATGGGCCAAGAATTACCTAAAACAACCGAAGAGCCAGCCACCGAGGAGTACACCATCGAGCAGATCGTCCCGACGACGCAGGAGCTATTTCTGCTCGTAAACCAATTGAGCGACAAGTTAGTGAGGTGCTGGCCCGGATCCGTTCATGAGGATCTGTGCCGCGATGCGCTCGCCGCCTTGACCGATGAGCTGCTGCGCAGGAGAAAAGCCCGTGGGTGAGACAACCATCGAATGGACCGACTACTCGTTCAACTCGCACCACGGCTGCACAAAAGTGAGCCCCGCCTGCAATAACTGCTATGCCGAGACTTGGTCAAATCGCACCGGCCATCCCGATCTTTGGGGCGTGAACGCCGGCCGGCGCCTATTCGGTGAGAAGCATTGGTTCGAACCCATCAAGTGGGACCTGAAGGCCATGGAGAACGATCCGGGCGCTCCACGGCCGCGCGTCTTTTGCAACTCGATGTCGGACGTCTTCGACAACCATGAGGGCGTCACCGCGGCGCGCGAACGGCTCTGGCGCCTGATCAAGGCGACGCAAAGCCTCGACTGGCTGATCTTGACCAAACGCATCGGCAACGCGGGCTCCATGCTGCCGGCGGACTGGGGCGAGGGGTATCCGAACGTCTGGCTGGGCATCTCGGTGTGCAACCAGGTGGAAGCCGATCGGGATATCCCGAAGCTGCTCGGGACGGCTGCGGCGGTGCGTTTCCTGTCGTGCGAGCCGCTGTTGGGGCGCATCGACCTGTACGCTTTCCAGAAAGGTGTCTGCACGGGCTGCGCGGGGGCGGGTGAAGTCGTGGCGATGGGCGCCACTACAACGTTTCCTGAGGACGATGACGGCCTCGAGCGCTGCTATGAATGCAATGGCACAGGCCTGTGCGAGGACAATCCGGGCCTCTCCTGGGTGATCGCGGGCGGGGAGTCCGGCGCCAACGCGCGCCACATGGATCCTTTCTGGGCCGAAAACTTACGCTGCGAGTGCGCGAACCAGGAGATACCGTTCTTCATGAAGCAGTTAAGTCAGGCGGACAGCCGGGACTTTAAAAACTTCGAGACTTTCGGGTCGTTACAGGTGCGCCAATGGCCGAAACTCTAAACGAGACCCTCGCCAAGCGCGCGAGCGCCGAGGATGAGACCGCGGCGGCTCGCCTGGCCCAAGCGCACGCGCGGATCCGCAAGAACTTCCCCAACGAGCGCAGCCCGTTGCAGTGGCGGCGCGACTCAGCGAACCGGCTGATCTCCCATTGCGGCAAGTTCTCCATCGAAAAGTCCGGCTCCGGCGATGGCGTGCGCTATACGGCGAAGCTGCTGCCGAACGCTGTCATCGGCCTGCGCCGCTACACCCTCGAGGAGGCGAAGCAGGACTGCGACAGCCACGCATCCCCGCTGCCCTTGGAGCCACCGATCACTGAAGCTGTTGAACGAGAACCGGGGAGCGACGATGAATGAGCCCATGACGACGGCGATGGCGCTGCGCTGGCTGCGCAATGGCTACGATGGCATGGGTGGGGAAGGCCCGGAATACGAAGCGATCGCGGATCACTTCGAGAAGCTCGTGCAGGCGCACCGGGACATGGCCATTGCCCAGGCGAAGGCGGAAGCGCGCCTGCTCACGGAGATTGCCGCACTGCACTGGCGTGTGCGGGAGTTGGAACTTGAAGCCGAGCTTGAGTCGGTCCTGGAGCATGGCACATGGGCTGAGCGCGACCCCGCAGAGAACGCGCTCGCCGCGCACCGCAATGTGCCGCCCGCCCCCATCCCCGAGCCGAGCAACTGGGCGCAGGATGCCGCGCGCTACCGCTACCTGCGCGCCAGCCCGCACTTCAACAGTGACATGGGGCGCCTGCGGTGGTACCTGCCAATGATGTGGCGCGAGAAGCAGACCCTGGCCGAGCGCCTAGACGAATCGGTCGATGAGGCCATGAAGGAGCCACGATGAGCGAACCCACCATGAACATCACGTTTCAGGAGGCGGCGGACATCGTGCAGTGGATGGAAGTCGCCTGGGACGAGGGACAAGGACCTGATACCTGGGTGTTCGCGGAGCGCCTGGTTGCGGCCTTTCCCACCCTTGAGGTCCGCTCGTGGCTGCGCAAGCCCGAGCAGGAAGAACCGCCGCCAGCCCCGGAGCCGCCCTGTACCTGCGGCAGTGAGCGCCACGGGCGGTACGTCGCTACGTGCATCCAATTCGAGTTCCCCGGAGAAGCACAAAAATGAGCACCCGCAAGTACGTCCTCGACGGGCACACGCCTAAGCAGGAATTGGACCTGATCACCTGGGCGAAGTGGTATGAGACATCCAATCTCGCGCGCACCGTGGCGTATACCCCGAAGTCGCCGCCCGGCGGCAACATCAGTGGGAACGTCCTGACCATGTTCTTGAGCATTGAGCCCTTAGGACCGCCGCGGGATCCGCCGCGCCTGTTCGAGACGTACGTGATGGATGGCCCGTGGAACCACTGGACCCAGCGTGTCACGACGTGGGAGGAAGCCGAGGCGCTGCATGCCAAGGTGCTCGCCGCCCTTAAGGCCGGGCTACCGGAAGGGCAGTTCGTATGAAGATCATGGTGTACGACGCGGAGATCAAGAACGCCATTCCGGAAAAGGGCGTCGCCCCGCTCGAGGGGATTCGCTATTGCAAGGGCTGGGGAGACTACGAGGGCATGGGCGTCTCGGTCGTCTGTGCCTACGTTTTCGGCGGTAGCGGGTACCGGGTATTCCTCGAAGACAACATGCACGAGTTCAAGGCACTCGCAGAACACCCCGAAATGCTATGTGTGGGCTTCAACAACCGCGCCTTTGACGACTCTTTGGTGAGGCTGGGCCTTGGCATCAACATCGAGGAGCACCGCTCCTGGGACCTCCTACGCGCCGTGAGGGTGGCCCGGGGGCAGGATGCTGGGTACATCGCGGGCGGCCCAAACTTGGATTCGTTGTGCAAAGCCAACTTTCTGCCCGGCAAGCGCGGCAGCGGCGCCTTCGCGCCGATCTTGTGGCAGCAGGGCAAGACCGGGCAGGTCATCGACTATTGCTTAAACGACACCATCCAATTGAAGAAGTTGATCGAACTCGTGCAGGACGGGCGCTTACGCGATCACGAGTCTGGCCGGATCCTGCCCGTGCAAGTACCGCCCGTATGAGTAGCGATCAAATGCTGCGCTGGTTGGTGCGTCGGCGGCTGCGCCGCGTGCGCGCGTGCGTGCGGGTCATGCAGGCCAAGGCGGCCTTCCGGGCCTTCGCGGCGTCATACCTGGACCGTCGGTGACCTTCTTCAAGATGCCCGATGGATCGACGGTGCACGTGCGCATGTCGCCGGAGCGCGCCCGGCGCTGCAAGGTCTGCAACCGCAAGACGAATCCTCGCTGGCTGCGTGAATGCGATTTCGTGCTGCCGAATGGCAAGACCTGCGGACCTCTTGATGTGCTGGCAATGCGCGGAGTCGATCGGCCCCAATAAGGATTTGTGCCCGGTGCACAGCAAGACAGTCAAAATCGATTCCGCGAGGAACCAGCTGGACGAGGCGATCGCTACCGCGAGGAAGGGGGGACGATGATCAAGGCCAAACTCTCCAACGACGACGTCATCATCCTGGGGCTCTCGAAAGAGAACGTCACCCGGCTTACGGCTGGCAGCCCGATAAAGTTCGATGCCCGGCCCTTGGGATTCCCGGGCACCATCTTCATCGTCTATGGGGAGACGGAACTCGCGATACTGCACGAACTGCAACAAGCCGAGGGGCAAACCGAGGAGACGAGACAATGACCCAGGACTACATCCCGGACGTGCGCCTCCTCGAGTCCTGCCCCAATTGCGCCTCCGGGCGCATCGCCTGCGTGGTGGGCCAGGATTTCGACTTTTGCATGGTCTGTCATCGCATCTGGGAGCGCCTTGGCGCCAACGAGGCCTACACCATCGACGGGGAGCAGATGGCCTTTAAGCGGCCATGCGATAACTGCGCGTTTCGCGGCAACTCGCCCGAGCGCCAGGACGCCGAGGCCTGGAAGCACCTGCAGGCGATGCTGGCCGGCGGCGGGGAGTTCTACTGCCACAAGGGCGTGCCGCTCAAAGTCGATGTCGCGGCGATTGCGGCGGGCAGGAAGCCGGACATGGGCTTCGACTTCCCGCGCAAAGAATGCACCGTGGACGTCGCGGGAGAGGCCAAACCGTACCTACACTACGACAAGGAGCGCATGCGACTGTGCCGTGGTTTCTTAAACGCGCACATCGCGCCACTACTACGAAGATAAGAAATGCAAAAACTCTCCATCACCAAACGCGGCGGCGCCATGATCGGCGGCAGCATCGTCAATCGCACCCAGATGCACGGCAAGAAGGAGAAAGTCCCGGCCATTTCGCTGCCCATTGGCGGCATCGTGCTCACACCCGAGGAGTTCTGCCTGCTGATGCGCGATCCGCACGCCTACGAGGCGTTCTTCACCGACGAGCGCTCGGCGGTCATGGAGCCGCGCTTCCCCGGTATGACCGAGATCCCCATCGATGATGAGTTCGTCGGCGCCAAAGTGACCATCGCGCCGCAGGACACCGACGAGCCGCTGGTGCTCAAGCCCGCCAAGGTGGGCAGCATCGTCATCACGCCGATCGGTGCCCAGCCGATCATGCGCTGCATGGTCTCCGGTGCGCCGGACATCCACCTGCAAACGCTCACCTTGCTCAACAAGAAATGCACCATCTCGATTTTGAACGGTGCGCTGGCCGATCGCAGCGACAAGCAGAAGGACCTGCCGCTTGAGGGCGGTGGGCCGCAGGTGAGCGTCGAGCCCGGCGGCGAGGTCAAGAACGAGACGCTGGCCGATTTGCAACGCGAAGAGGACGAAGCCACCCGCCTGGCGCAGGGCGGGGAAGAGACGGAGTCGAACATCGGCCGGCAGATCCGGCGCAGCGCGGCTAAGACCAAGCGCGCGAGCAAAAAGAAATGATCTGCCCGGAGGCGATGCCGGACGGAACGCGCGACGGCGATGGCACTTGGTTTGCCGGCAAATGGTATCCGATGCAGTTCCAATCGCGAGCTCGGGCGCTGATGGTGCCTGACGAAACCGGGAAATACAGCACGGACGCGCGGCCCCGAGGACCGGCGGTGCGCGCGGAAGCGCATGCGGAGTTCCTGGAGACGGCCGACGACTCCACGGAAACGAAGCCGTGAGCTGGGTTACACCCGAGAAATTTGCGGCGCAGGTAATTCTGAACGTTTCCGAGTTGTCCGGCTATACCAGCCCCGACGACCAGCCTGAGCTGCTTCAATGCACGGCGGCGGAGCTTGAGACCTGCGTAATCAAGGCCTTTGAGCACTTTGATCCCGATGGAGCGGCAAAGCATGGGCGCTGATTCTCAAGAACTCGACTTCGACGGCAAAGGGCCCACAGTCTGGTACACGCACGACGTCAAAAAGGCACTGGCTCGCCACGGCCTATCGACTGGCATCCGGCGTCGCGCAGGAACCCGGTGTGAAGACCCAAGCAGCGCGCAATCTGCTTGTTGATGCCTTGCGGGCCTGGGAGCGGGATCAGCAGCCCGCATAAAAAAGCCGCCCGGGGAGGCGGGCGGCTCTTAAGAGGCGATTGCTTAACTACAACGAGGGGAGAGTCTACTCCCTAGTTGAAGGTCGCCGCCAGTGTGCCCGCGGACGGGGCCGAGGGCTTGCCGCCGACGCCGGTGCCCGGGTTTGTGACGACGTTCGAGGCATCGCCTGCGTCCCCCGCCGTGTCCGTCACGAAGAACGTGTAGGCGTCTCCCGCGATGGAATTGGGGTCGGTGAAGGTCGTGTCAGACAGCTGCAGGCCTGCGCCGGCCGCGGCCTGGTTGACCTGCAAGGAGGTTTGCGGGCCCGGCGTGACGCCATCGGCGCCAAGGCTCGTTTTCTGGAAGGTGATCGACGCGATATCGGTCGGGGCCAGCGCGGTCTGATCCTTGCGCGTGGTGGGCAGAGTGGCTACGAGTACTGCGTTCATGGAGGCTCCTGAGGGGTGAAAGGTGACGTCGAGTGTTCCGGGGACGGGCGCTGTCTCTTGGCCGGCGTGGCGGCGAAGGATGGATCGGAGCACATGGTGTACCAGGCGGAGCTCGCGCTCCAACCGGATAATCCGCTCCGAGTCCTGAAGTTGGCGGTCCTCCAACATCGTTAATCGGCGTCCGAGCTCGTGTTCGTTCATGGCGGGCTGCACTCTACGTGGTTTACGTTGCAGGTTAAAGGAGCACAGGTCGTGGTCTTTTGCCTATGCCAGTGACTGGCTCCAAGATATACTGCAGCGCCATGCAAACCGCTACGTCAAACCTCGCGATGGAGCTGCGTCACAACGACGAGGCCTTAGGCCACGTGTATGCCGGCGCGGTCGATATCCACGACGAGGAGGAAGTGCAGCACTCCCATGCGCGCTTCTGGCACGGCCTTCGAGGCCTGCGCTCACGCATCCAGTCTCGACGGCTGCCGCCTATGCACATCGTTTTCGCAAAGGGTTAGGCGTAGCGCTTCGCCGGGCGCTTCTTCCACGCCCAAGGTGCTATTTCGTCCCGCTCGTCATCAGGCAATTGAAGGTCGTGGTACCGTCTCGCGTACATCCAGGCGATGACGCAGGTAGAGACATAGTCGTCGTGATCACCATTCGGGAACTTGGCGCATTCCTCCATCACGGAATATGAGAACGGCCGGGGTGGGTACCATACGGTCCCTTTTTCCAGCATCAGCGAGGCTGAGTTGGCGCGCGCCACCAAGTCGCCCTCTCTGCCGCTCTTGCCGCTGGATCCTGATAGCAGCACCGCCTTGACGGGGAGGCGCTTGCGCCTCAGCTCCTGGACGAGCGAGTGCCCGGAGACCTTCTTCTCAACCAGAATCGTGTCCGGCGCGAATTCCTTATTTAAATCGATCGCCTTTTGCCGCAAGTCCGGGTACGCCCATCGCTCCTGCACCGCATCGAGCAGCATCATGCTGGTGCGCGTCTGCCCGGTCACCGGCTTGCCGCTGTTCTTGTCTAAGAACATCTCGGTGTGCTGAAAAATGCCCCAGGTCGTGCACGCGGAGAAGTCGTTATCCTCCATCTCGTCTTCCTCGAGCGCGGTGTCCCAGACCTGGATGAGTTGATCGAAGCGCGGCATCGGCCGCTCCTCGCCCGCGTTCGCGCGCCATTCCGGCTGCACCCACGGTCGCCACCAGTGACGCTTCAAGATCAATCCGCCTTGGCCGGTCGGGCGCTGGTTGTACTGCGCCTGCCAGGCGGCCTCGGACACCAGGCGCTTCTCGGCATTGACGGTCTTGGCACTCATGCGTTTCGGGTCCAGGATCTCGTTCTCGAGCGTGCGCGGATCCTTGAAGATCGGCGTGGCGCCCTTCTCCACCCCATCGCCCTTGTTGAAGAACGTGATGCAGCGGCGGGTGGGATCGAATTCCATGGGCAGGATCAAATGGACCCAGCGGCTGCCCTCGCCCTCGAGCACGTGCCCGAAGATGTCCACGTCGTGGGTGCGCTGGCCCACGTAGACCTTCTTGGCGGTGTCGGGGTTATTGACGCGCGAGCGCCAGGCGTTGTCGTGCCAGGCGAGCGCGTTGTGGCGCACCGTGTCGCTTTCGATCTTCTTCGCGTCGTGCGGGTCATCCAAGATCTGCACCGAGCCGCCGACGCCGACGATGCGGCCCTGCAAGCTACCGATCATCCGATAGCCGCCCTTGCGGTTGCGGTACATGCCCGCGGTGTTCTCGTCGTCGTAGAGAATGATCTCGCCCGGGTACTGGGTCTGGTACCACTGCGATTCGATCAGGCGGCGCGACAGAATCGCCGCATCTTTGGCAAGGCCATCATCGACGCCCGCGGTCAAGAACTGCTCGCCGGGCTCGTGCAGCCAATGCCACGCCGGCCAGTCCACCGTACAGACCATCGTTTTGGTGGAGCGGGGCGGCGTGGAGATCATCAGGAAACGGATATCGCCCAAGGTCACGTAGGCCAAGTGATCGCACATCGCGTCGATGTGCCAATTCCACGTGGGGGTCGAGGGCTGCAGGGTCGGCCAGCCGCGTTTCACAAACAGGCGCAAGGAGCGCCGCGCCTGTTCGGCGGCGACCTCGGTTAGGTACGATCGGACGTGAGTGGGGGTGAGTTCCGCACGCGGCGGCAGCACATCGCCGGACAGCAGTTCATACATCTCAGGCCTCGGCCTGGCTTCGTTTTGGGGTCTTAGCGGCGGTTCACGGGATCCACTTCGATCCGGATATGCACCTTCGCGGTATCGGCCAGGCGGAACAGCCATTGAACGGAAAAGTACTCGTACCGCCCGCGGCGGATACGGGAGAGGCGGTTGTGATCGACGTTGGCAAACTCGGCGGCCTGCGCAAGCGATGGAAAGCGGCGTTTCAAATCGGTGTCGATCGCGCGCATCAGCGCGAGCTTTAACTGGGTCTCACCGTCGAGCGGCTCTGCGAGGGCGGCCATCAGCCGGCTTTGTCGGCTTCGTCTTCGATCGCTTGCGTGCGCTGTCGCCCGACTTTCCCGGATCCGGGGGACGACGGTGCAGCCGGCGCGGATGGCGCCGGTGGCGCTTTCGGCGGTGCGGGCGATCCTTTGATGCTGAAGGGGTCGGTGCGACCTCGAGCTACCTGGGGGCGAGCGCCTTGTGTCTCGTTGCCGTCCTGGTCGCGCGATTGCATGATCGGCTCGGGATCATAGGGCACCTGGCGCAGCGGTTCTTTCTTGGCCGCCGCTGGCGCAGCTGGCGCTTGTCGGTTGGCGACCCCTTCCATGCCAGGCCGGGCCGCGGACTGGTTGATGTCCTCATCGTAGTCTGACATGGGGCCGCTCCTTGAAGTTGGGGCCTCAATATGTCACATGCTGGCTATGGGTCAAGCAGGCGTCTTCTGCGTCACGACCGCAACGACGCCCTCATCCTTTGCCGCTGCCGCTACATCCTCCGGCGTGTAGCCGAGCATTTGCGCGAACTCAAGATCGACCAAGGGCAGCATCTGGCGCGTGAGCGCATTCAATTTCGCGGTCGGCACGTTGGTGAAATCGAGCGTGTGGTGCTGGTGCTTGTGCTGGTGGCGCTCGATGATCAACTTCTCCGCGAACATGCCGAACTGCCGGCCTAAGCTGGAAAGATACGTGTGCTGCTCGCGAATCGTGGGCAGGCGGTAGCGGATCTGATCGCCGGTGTCGCTCGTGATCTCGACCACAGCGCGCTGCTCGGGCGTGAGGTCCGAGTAGGGCTTCAAGCGCTCGGCATACACGGGTGAACCGTGCCACGTGCGCACCTCCTCGACCTCCTTGCCATCCTTGTCCTTGAGGGTTTTGGTCAAGGGCTGCGCGCTGCGTTCGTAGAACGTGGTCGGATCGAAGAACACCTTTTTGACCATGCCCTGCAGCACCTGGTCTTGATCGATGAGCAGCCGCTCGGCCACGAGCTTCGCCTTGGCCTCCCTGATGGGGCGCAGGTAGTCGGCAAACTTCTCGAGCTTATCCAAGGCCGCGGTGCCGCTATTCGCGTTCCACTTAAATCCCGCCTCCTTGTAGGCGCGGTCCTTGTCGAAGTGGATCAGCCAGCGCTCGCAGAAGGCCTTATCCCGCTCGCTCTGCGGCCCGAGTTGCTTCGGCCGCTTACGCGCGCCCTTGCCGGTGGCATGGCGTCTGGCCACTAATAACGCCCGGCCATCGCATCTCGCTCGAGGCGCTCGCGAAAGGCCTTGCTGTAGACACGAACCGTCGTCTGCAGCACGCCAAAGGGCTGGGTCGTGTAGCTGCCGTAATCGATAAGCTCGAGGCCGACCTTGGCGAGCGCTGCCCGCAGGCTCTCCTCCCGGCTCGGCTTGATGGAGCAGTACCGCCATTCATCGCGGCCAATTTCGAACTCGAGCTCCTCGAGGAAGAGCGTGTCCATCACCAGGCGCATCAGTGGGTATCCCAGCGCCCGGCCCGAGGATTATGCAGCGCGACCGTCAGCTCAATGTAAATGAAGATCAGCGATAAGGAGAGCGCCACGGACCAGTGCGCGTGTAACCAGACCACGATCAGCAGTGCAATCGACAATAGCCAGCGCAGGTATTTCATTTGACGTTCCCGCGCCGCATGTAGCCGCTGGCCATGGTGAGGTGCTCTTCGATGATCCTCGAGGCCTCGACCCAGCCCTTGGCGATCTCGCAGCGCCAGCCGAGCTCGACCATGCGAACTTTAAAGTTCTTCTGGTCCTCCGAGATCTTGCCGAGCTTGGTGCGCTTCATCTCGACCCACAGGCCAGGACAGCTAAGCAGCGGCACGGGAACCAAGTAGTCGTAGACGCCCGGCTGCAATCCCATGGCCTTCAATTTTCCCATCGTGACCCCCCGGGTCGTGGGATTCGCCCCCAGGTATGCGCCGTTCGGCACGTGAATCAGGTAATCGGACACGGGATGGCCGTGCCAGCGCTTCGCCTGCGCCCATTGGAACAGGAAGACGCACTCGTCCTCCTCGAGCGGCACCGGCAGCTCCGGTATCTTAGGTCCCCGGCTCTTCTTCGGCAGCGGCGCGCCGTGCTCGTCGAGCTTCACGCCCCGGGCCCGCTCCATCGATTTGAGAGTGGGCGTCGGCAGGCCTCGGCCTGAGTTGCGCTTGAAGTCGGCCAGATTGTTGTCGCCCAGGCGCCTCTGCATGTCGGCCAGTTCCTCCTCGCTTATTCGGTATCCCATTTAAGAGTCCATCCTTTTTAAGTGTTTGGGTTCTTTGTGGCCGAATCGATCCTGCAGGATCTTGCGGGTGGTGATGGTCAGGTCCCGCCGGCAAAAGTCATCACAAACTTTCATCCACTCGGACTGCAGGTAGGTGTCGAGCTGGCTGGCGTACACGGCCTTGTAGGCAACGATGAGGCGGATGGCGAGCGGGTCGCCCAGCTTGGCCAGGCGGTTGATTTTGGCGGCATTACAAAATTGCCACTCAATGGTCATCGCAAGCGTCATTGACCGTCTCGCTTGATATTGCGGAAGGCGAGCATAGCCCCTACGCTTGCCCGCATGCTAGATCAGGACATCGAGCGCTTCCGCACCGGCCTGCACGCCACGCGGCACGGTCTGCGCTTACGCATGGCGATGCACGAGGGGAATATCGCCATCAAGCAGATCGAGCGCTTCAAGTTCTTAGGGGGCGCCGCGGCCGGCGAGGTCGAGTCCTGGCAGCGCGCCTACATCAAGGCCTGCAACAACGCATCCCTTGCGATCGACTCACTCTTCGATGCGTACCAATGGCCCGCCGATGGGGCCCGCGATCGCAGCTTCGCCTACCGGCCGCCGCCTAAGTAACTTTGCCCGCGGTGCCCCCAGTAGCCACGCCGCCGGTGCTTGGGCCGATGTTGGCCGCGGCCTCGAGCTGCGCGATCTGCGCCGCTAAGACCGCCCGGTCGATCCCGTACTGATTCAAGACCGTGGCAACCGCGTCCATCGACACGGGCTTGCCGGCGGTTGCCTGAGTGAAGAGCGCGAGGATCTGCGGGGCAGCTCCCATGAGGCCCTGCAGCAGCGCGAGCAGCAGCGCGGGGCTCACGTTTGCACCGGCGGGCTGAGCTTCGCCGCGCAGGCATCGAAGCTGTTCACCGTCAGCGGCTTTGTAGTCAGGCAGGCCGAGAGGATCGCGATCGGTCCTAAGGCGGCCGCAAGGTTGCCGGTGGCGAGGGCCGTTTGACCTCCCTGCGCGGCGGCGTTCGCGGCATCGAGGGTTGCCTTCACCGAGTCGGTGATGGCCAGGATCTTCTTGGCCTGCGTGACGTTGATCAATCCGCCGGTGAGCGCGGCGCTCGTCGCTTTGATGACTAAGTCATCGGCCGAGACTGCGTTCGCGTAGATCAGGTCGAACGTCTGTAGTGCCGTGGGCGGCGGCGTCCCCGATGTGGTCGGATTGGTTGCCTGGCAGCCTTCAAGGCTTAGGAGGCTCAGAAAAGCTAACGTGAGGAGGGGCAGGAGGCGGTGGAAGGGGCGCATGTTGGGATACTCCGAATTTGCTCGTGGCAACAAAAGGATCGGGCAGCGTCGCGGCGCGCTCGGCGGCGATCGTCGCCGGGTGCACATCGGCATTACCTTGCGTCAAGGTCAGGGGCTGCAGCTTCGAGTGTGCCCGGAAGAAGCTGCCGACGATGGGGCTGATGAACGCGACGATGCCCCCGAGGGTCTCGACCCAGGTCTGCAGCGCCGCATTGGTGACCGGGCCCGTCGAGCCCATCAGGGTCGCGATCGCATTGCCGATGCGCGGTGAGAGCGCGATCAGCGCGGAGAGCGCCGTGACAATGTGCGCGATCTGCACCGAGCTCGTGTACCAGGGAGCGGCGGCGCCCGGCAGGACCGGCGGTACGGGAGTCGGCGTGTTCATCCGTGCCCGCTACTGCCGTTGCGCAGCAAGAATGTGGCGATGAAGAAGGCGAGGCCGAGCCAGCCCAAATGCGGGGCGTGCCTGGGCGCTGGTGTCATCCACCAGGTGAGGAAGGATTGTAGGACGCAGAAGACCAGGGCGATGACGAGGCAGATGGTTATCCAGGGCATGGAAATCTCCTTCTAGGCTAGACGGAAAGCCCATTAGGGCGGCGCTTGTTGGCATTTTGCTGGGCTCGCGTTGCCCAAATGCAATTATCCGGCTCGTAGTTTCCGTTGTTATCGAGACGCTCGATGGTCAGGGACGGGTGAGGCTTTCTTCCCATGTCCCGCAAAAATGTGGAATAGTCGTTGTTCCACTCATCGCACACTGTGATGCCGCGGCCGCCGTAGTCTTTGAATTGCGGAAATTGCGGGTTGTAGCAGCGAGTCCTTATGTTAGCCCAGCACCGATACTCGGCCGTCTTCCTTGATTCCCCATGGGTCGTGAAACTTTGGCTTACCATTTCGGCCCTTAAACAGCCGCAGCTTTGCGTCCTACCGCTACGCAGATGAAGTCCCATAACGGACGCCGTTCGCCCGCAGTCGCAGCGACAAATCCAACAGGGCTTATTCCCTTTGTTCTCGTCTTGGTGCAGGACGATCCACCGGCCGTATCGGCGCCCGCTCATGTCGATTAGTTTGCTGATGTGGATGCTCCAGGAAGGGGAATATCAGCGGGCCAGTTGCCGGTCAAAATCATATTCTCGAGGCGAGTCGCGCGGGCGGCTTTCACTTGCGAGACCCAGAGGGCATTGCCCTTGATCTCCGCCACGGCGGCAGGGTAGTCCTGTTTCGCTAAATAAGCTAGGAAGTGAGGCCAATTTAGCAATCCGTGGACCCCGATGTTGTACGCAATGTCAGCGAGGGCGACCTGGCGCACGGGATCCAGCGCCGCATACCACGGAATGACGAGCAGCCCGGTCTGCGTCTTGGCGATGCGGTTCTTCTCGAGGAATGCGAGCTCGACGGGGTCGAACGGGATCATCAAATTGAGGCCGATACCCACCGACAGGTTGCCCACCAGAGTCATGCCCTTGAGGAACGTCTTGCCCGTGGCGTCATCGTAGATCAGCAGCTTATTGCCCTCCTCGACCTCGAGTTCGGCGTCCAAGTGATCGGCGGGTGTGCTCATGCGAAATCCTCGAGGGAGGCCGCGACGCGCGGCTTGGGGTGTTCGGGCAGGGAGCGCCATAACTCGGCAAAGGCGGGCATGCCGGCACCTCTGAGCGCCGCGGCGGCATCCTCCCGTCCCTTGCCCTCGATCAGCGAGGAGATTTTATCGGCCGCTTCCTTGGCCTTGACCTTGTCCTGGCGGATGTCGTGCTCGGTGCCTTTCTCATGGACCTTCGATTCACGTATTTCATCGCGTAGGCTCGCCGCTTCCTGCTCATCGCCTTTTTGGATCGCCACTTTGAGACGCCGATTTAGGCCCCGGATATAGGACTTCTCGGTCTCGCGTAGCTGGTAGCGCTCCATCTGCTCAGGGCTCGTGACGCGCGCCGGCGCGGGGCCAAAGCCGACATAGGGCATGGTGGAGAGCACCTTGCCGCGCGTGTCCATCTCCCCGGCGCCCACGAACTGCTTGGTGCCTTGCAACGAGAAGGGCTGCACCTGGCGCGCGCCATAGAGAATGCTGTCCCAGGTCTGGCGCTCCCAGGAATGATCGGGATTGCGCACCGCGTTGCCGAAGAAGTCCTCGTTGGCATAGATCGAATGGGCGATGCCGAAGATCGGGTTCGCCTTGTTGATGATGGTGGTCATCGGCTGGGTGGCGTACTCGTACAGATCCTTGGTGTAGGAGGGCATGGAGATGCGCTCTTTGGTGCCGTATTTGGTCTTCCGTCCGGTCCAGGGGAAGAAGTAATCCTTGATCTCCTCCGGGCCCTTGCCGGTGAAGAGGTACGTGAGCGCGGCGCCCAATATCATGGTGGTGGCAATGAGGGCGAGTGCGTACGGGATCTTGTGTCCCACCTTTTCCGCGATGCGGTGCAGCTTAGATTTCTGCGCCTCGTAATCAAGCCGCGCCTGGGAAGTCCTCGAGAGCGGCGGGGCGTTGAGTTCTGCCGGCGCGCCACGTGCCATATAGTCGAGTAGCTTGATGACATCGATGGGCGCGCCGCCGAGCTCGCGGATGGTCCCCAAATTCCACCCCACCGCACGCACCATCATGTGATTGACGTCCTTGAAGGTGCGGTTCCAAAAGACGTTGTCGTAGACCATCTCGCCCAATCGATTGTCGACCGAATTCCAGATCTTCTGCATCGCATCGGCAAAAACCACCGGATCCTCGAGCGGGTTCCTGCGGATGTGATCGGCGGCAAGGTCCGAGAACACGCCCAGTTTCTGCAAGGGGACGATGTGTTCCATGATGATGGACGTCGAGGCCCGGGTCATGCGGCCGGCGATCTCGAGCGCCGACATGATGGGCGCGATTTTCAAAGGCTCCAGGCGCCAGACCTCTTGCAAGTCGCGCCACAACCGCTGCGCGTATTGCTGCGGGAAGGACGTCAGCACTTTCGTGATTGAGTCCACCTCGCCGCGGGGTTTGGTGAGCGCGGCCTTGATGTCACTGGCCAGTGTCGCGAAGCCCACGCCCTTGAACGGCGAGAGGCCTTGCGCGGCCTGGAAGTAGTTGTCCATCTTGATCCGGCCGCCGGCGGCCATCAGTCCCTCGACGATGCGGCGCATCTGCGGGGTGGCGCCACCTAAGTTCGAGTAGGCCTTGAGCAGCTGGCTGCCGCGGCGGATGTTCCACACCGGACCGCCTAATATTCCCTCGAGCAGTGCCTGCGCGGCTTTCAAAGGCTCGCCGTGCGCCAGGCGCTCGATGGATAGTGCGTTCTTGGAAATGATGGCATCGAGCGTGGTGAAGCCCAAATGGAAGGCCGAGAAGCCGAGCTGCAGCGCGTTGACCGCGTTCGACATCACCCTAAAGATTTGGGCGGGGAGGAAATTGCGCAGCGCGGAGGCGGATAGGTGATTGTTGATCACGCGCGCCGCGTCGGTCGGCATGATGTACTTGCCGCGCTCGATAAACCCTTGCTCGGCTTCACTCCACTGGCGCACGCGCCCCACCGCGTCATTGATCTCGGCCCAGTCATCCGGGCGCAGTTTGCTCGCGGGGAGGAACTTGGCCAGGCCCTCGTCCTTGAAGCGCTGCATGAGCTTCACACCGGTGTAGAAGCGCATCATCTCGCGCAGCTTGGCGAAGGCCAGCACCAAGGGATTGCTGCTGATGGGCACCAGGCCTGCGTCCAGGCCCTCGCGCGTGGTCGGGATGGTACGTTCCTTCAAGAAGGACGCGGGGCCTTTTAAGGGCCGGCGGCCGAAGATCTGCCCGAAGATCTTCTTGGCCTTATCGTCGCGCTGCCAGATGTGCGGGAAGTAGTTCTCGATGAAGTTATCGAGCGCGCCCACCCCTAACCCTCGGATGTTCTCCCGCCAGCCGTCCAAGAGCTTGCGGATGGCATCGGCCGCGGGCTGCAGGTCGGGCCGGGTGGGTTTGCCGCCCTCCATGGCATCAATGAACTCGTACCGGTCCGGAATGGAGAGCGTGTCGAAGACCTTGCTGAATCGCTCGAGGTTCTTGAGCGCCTCCTCGCTGTTTTGCGCGAGCTCGCCCAAGGCCTCGCGCGTGACGATGGCGGTCGCCTTCGATGCCTCCGACACGCCGGCAGGGTCCGCGATGCGCCGAAGCGATAGCGTGAATTCGTTGTTCGGGATGGCCGCGACCGCTCGGCGCGCCATGGCGTAGGCGCCTTTCTTCGGGGTCGGCGCCTCCGCGCCGGCGCTGCCCTTGCGACGCTTCAGGAACATGGGTTGACCGGCCATGACACTGTCCCGCATAGCGGGCGTGATCTGCACCGTGTGCGCCGGGATGGCTTCCATCTCGCCGTGCAACTTGCCGCCCAACCTCCCCATGAGCGGCTCGCTCGCCGCCTCGTTGACTGCCTGGGAAAACGTCCGTCCCTGCTCCATGGCATTGATGACGTCGCGCAGCTCCTGTTTCTCGTCTCCGGTGACAGACCTGTCGTGCAGGTTCTCGCGCTCGAATTCCTTCAACTCACCGAGTGTGTGGACTGGCCCCACGTAGTGCTTACCCATCTGCGTGCCGGCGACGGTGCCCGGCTCCACGCTCGAACCCCACTTCTTCACCAGCTTATTGACGGCCTTGGGGAGGATATCGTCGTAGAAGCCGCGCATGCCGGCACCGCCGACTTTCAGGTCATCGCCTTTGAAGGTGATCGTCCCCTCATCGCGGCGGCTGACGGCCTTCTGTGCCATATCCTTGCCGATGAGGTCCGCCAGTTTCTTCTCTGAGAGATCGTTATGCTCTGCGACCGTGGTGCTGCCCTTGCGCGCAACCAGGTTGTAGCTGTCATTGCCGATCGCCGTGACGTGGATTTTGTCCGCCACCTGCTGCATGTTGTAGCGCTCGGCATTGGTGCTGCCGGTATCCCACGAAAGAGCGTCATAGCCGCGCTCGGCGGCATAGCGCAGCATTCGCTTCATCGCGAGCTCGGGCCACGTGGTCTTGAAGGGCGCATCAGGCACCACGCCGCTATTACCTTCGGCAGCCGCCCATCCGTGCGGATTCGTCGCTTGCGCATCGGCTAGGAGACGCACGCGGCGGTACGTCACGAGCGTCGCGACGTCGGCGCTCGGCATATCGCCCCAGCGGCTTTCCCAGTCCTCGTGGCTCAAGATGGCATTCATCGCCTGGGCGGTCGAATCGAATCCCAAGTCATCGTTTGCCGAGATCGCGTGCCTAGCGCCCTCGGTGGCGTTGCTGAGTTCGCCCACCGTGACCGTCCCAGCCGGCAGCCGGGTGGGGTCGACATACCCGCCCTTGCGACCTGCCTGGTGCCAATCAGACTGGATCTCATGCAGGTGCAACACCCGTTCGCCATTGGGCCCGGTTCGATCATCGAAACGGATATGCGCCAAGACGTTTTTCTCGTCCCAGTGCTGGGACCGATAGTTGCCACCGTTTTTAGCCAGACCCTGCGCATTGGCATCGTCTTGCGTGGCGGCGTATAGCACGCGGTTTGCAACGATAGATTGCTGCATAGCGTGCCGTGCATCGGATCGAAGTGCTGGGCTCATCCTGTCCACTGCCGCGTGTAGCTTTGTGATCGCCTCGTCCCTGATGACATTACCGCGAGGGGTGGCCGCGTCGGCCAGCCAGTGGCTCGCATTGGCGCGCAGCACCTGATCATGCGCAGGTAGGAAGTCCATGAATGCGCGCTCGTAGAATCTGCTGTCGGTCTCAGCCTTGAGCCGCGCCGCGGCGGACACCCTCGCCCGCTCAGTCGCTGCGGCGTCAGTCTTGGACTCCGCCAGCGTCATCAGCAACTCGCGGTAGTTCTTGCCGCCAGGCGTGGCCCATTGCGGGTACTTCGGGGGCGAGAGCGGCCCCTTGCGCAATTTGTCCAGCAGGTCCAGGGCCACAGGAGGGATGTCTCCGTCGTGCGCCTCCGAGGCAATGCCGTGCTCGTCCACCGTCATCAGGTACGGCTGCCCGGTGACATCGTCCTCATGCACCTGGTAGCCCATGTCGCGCAGTTCTTGGAACACAGCCTCGTACGGTGGCTCCTTCGTCACCATATCCTGCACGTTGATGCCCATGCGGTAGAGCTCTTCCAGCATGTGCTCGGTGTCGGGGCCGCCGGCCATGAGCACATTGAGTTGCTCGTTCTCAAGATCGCCGTAGCCCGACGCAGCCATGCGCTCGTTTAGCTGATCTAGCTGATCATCGTTGAGCGCCGCTTGCGGGGTGCCACCGTGCTCGACCTCCCCCACGCGGACAGTATGCGCATGCACAAACTCGGCTACTTCGGCCTTGGCTACCCGGCCGCGGCCTTCCAACCAGTCTTTCAGTCCCGTCCATTGCAGTTCCTCTGCCTTCACCCCGGGCATGTTGCGAAGCGTCGCCTCCCACTCGGCGCCGGTGCCCTTGTCGCGCTTGGCCGCATCGACCGCTTTGGCCAATCCTGAGAAGAAGGTATCCTGTCGGCCTGCGAACGCTGGCTCACCAGTGCGAGACTTACCGCCTGGTTCCGTTTCGCTGCCGGCGCGGCCCTGGGACCGACGTAGGTACGATTCGAGATCGGCCAGCGTTCGCTTCACAAAAAGCTCGTCGAACTTCTTCGGTAAGCCCCAGGCACTGCGCCACAGGTCCCGCAGCATGGCCAGCAGCTTGGTCAACCAGCGCTTGGCGCGCGCCGGGATGCTCTGGCCGGCGCTGTATTGCTGTCCGTAGTAGGCGAGCACCTCTTCGGCCGCGCGGTTGCGATGGCTCGCATTCAACGGGTTGAAGGTGCCGGGATACTCCGCCTCGCCCCGCTGCCGGAATGCCGCCGGCATGGCCTCGCGCACCCCGTCCAAGATCGCCTGGTATTGGGCGTTGCGGGCATCGCCGAAGGCCGCGCGCAGCCCGAAGTGCGTGATGTACTCGTGCGCCATGGTGGTGGCGACGGCGCCGGGGGTCGAGAATTGGTCCGCCACCAGATGGATGGTTTCGGTGGGCGGGTGCAGGAACGCGGTGACATCGCCGTCCTCGTAGCCAGCCAGGTCAAAGGAGAACTTCGGATTCGCTTGCAGTTCGGCCAGGTTCTTCGCCACCACGACGTTGGGCTTCACGGAAAAGCCCTTGAGGATTTTGTCGACCTGGGCGCGCACCTCGAGCGGAGACATGCCGCGTCCCGCGGTCGGGCCCTCACCCTTGCGCACCGGCGGACCAATCCGTTCGATGCGATCCAGGTGCGGGCGCTTCGGACCCGCCTTGTCCTCCTTCGGCTTGCCATCATCGACGGGCGCCGCGGGCGCAGCTTTCTCCGGCCAGCCAGCCTCGATCATGGCGCGCACCTTGCGCAAGTCCGAGTGCGCTACCCGCAGCGTCGAGCGTCGGCCCTTTTGGATCGACCAGAAGATATCCCGGGCACGCATCTGCTCCGGGGTGCTGGCGATCGCGTAGCCGGTCGGTACCCCGAGTTCACGCAATATGACTCCCTCGAGATCCTGCATATCAGCGACGCTCTTCGTCTTCTCGATGAAGGCCCTTACCATGCCCATCGCCTGCACGTAGTCGCGCCGGCCCTGCGGGGTGTTGTTGCGCGGCTTCGCGCCCAGCTGATCCATGAGCACCTTGGAGATCGCCGCCACATCCTTCGGCATGCCCGCCTCGATCAACTTGCCCCACTGCGGATTCCAGACCGCTTTCTTGGTGACGAGTCCCGCAGCCTCGGTCTCGGTCATCTCGGAGAGGTCGGATAAGCGCATGCCGCGCTCCGCCCAGCGATCCTTGCGCGCTCCGCCGATCTTCGCGCCCGCGTCCTCCAAAGCGCCCGACTTGCTAACTTGCGCAGGTTCGCGAGTTGGCTGATCGGTGAGATCGGTTTGCTTACGTGCCTGGCTGAACAGGTCATCCGGTCGTCCGGTCTCCACCGACTCCTGCCCGCTGCTGCGCCGTTTGTCGAGTTCGGCTTCTAGGCGCTTGATCTCATTCTTGACGTTGTTGTTCGCGCCGAAAAGGTCCTGCTGCACGCCCGGGGGTTTGCCGCCCTTACGCATGAACGGGATGGCATCAAGATCGCTACGGCTGCTCTCGAGGTCGCCCTCCTCGTTCAAACCCGCCCGTTCGATCTCCCGCTCGAGGCGCTCCTGTTCCGCGCGCAGCTTCTCCAAGCGGCTGTGCGCATCAGCATCGGTGAGCTTCGCGAGATCCTCATCCGACAACGGATGGCTCCAGTCGCGCCCGATTTCACCTACCTGCGCTTGATTGCGCGAGCTCAAAACCTTGGTGCCGCGCAGCTCGTCGTCGATCTTGTCGAGCAACACGTTGGGGTCGTAGTGCCCCTGTTTGTTGGCTACCGGGTAACCGGCTTCGTGTAGCGCTTCCGCGGCATGATCGAACGATAGACCGCCTTTCCGAAAGGCCCGACGGATGCCCACGTGCGCTGCCGATAGCGCCATATCGGCTGGGTCAATCCCTTGGCGCGCAGCCTCTTCGCTATCGAGGCCGCGAGGATGGCGCGCGAGAAATCCCAGTAGTGAGTCGTGGCGGGGATCCGGGCCAGCGCCTCGGACCACTTTCGCACGAGGAACGGATTCCGGATCGATCGGCTCCTTGAGGTTGCCCTCTTTGAGCCAGCGCTTGAGCTGGTTGGGATCGAGTTCCGTGATGCCGCCGAAGCCTTTCCAGCCCTTCTGGTAGTGATCAAGGTAAGTCTGCTTCGCATCCGCGGCATCCTTCGCCCCCAATATGACCTTATGCTCATCGAAAGTCTTTCCGGTGGGATCCAATTGGTCAATGACATGCGCCTTGTCTCCCTTGCCCGCCATGAACACATCGACGCCATCGCCATCGGCACCATCGGTGCGCGTGAATTCACCGTACGGCACCTTCATCTTGCGCTTCGCGGGCGTGCCATCGGGCAACTTGAATGAGCGGAAGGACCCGGTCGGGTTCTCGATGCCGATGGGCAGGCCATGCCACGACGTGCGCTCCTTGATGCGTGGCTTGCCGTTTGGCGCTAGGTCTCCTCCCTGTGCGGCAGCGGTGACGCCAGCCTCCGGCAGATCCGTTTCGCTGTCGCGTCGCGCCGCCTCGCCTTCGTGCTCGGCTGCACGCTTCGGAATAATTTCCGGGACAAACGGCTTGAGCGTTCCCTCATCGGCGTCGCGCTGGTTGGCCACCCGCTCGCGCTCGGCCGCCCGCTGCTCGGGGCTCAACGTCATGTCCTGGCGCGGTCCTTCGGTCGGTGCCCCAGCCCGTACCGTTTCTGGGACAGTCTCCTGTGTGGGACTCTCGCCGGTAGTCGTGATGTCCTGCAGGGTCGTCGGTTTGGGTTTCTCCCCGGTTATAACCGGGTTTTTACCGGGGGTAGAAACCTCCTCGGCCTTCGGCTGTGTGGGAGTTTCGACGGGCTTGGCAGGCTTCGTGCCCACCAGCTTGCGCGCCGCGGCCATGGCCTCGCGCGCCACCGCCGCGGTGTCGAAGTGCACGATGGGCTCGCCCTTCACATGTACCGACCAGCCTTCCTCTTCCGGCTGCAGACTCACATCCGAGCGCTTCTCCGCCCGCGATGCCGCTTCATTGAGCGCTTCGGTCTTGGCCTGGTAAGTCGCACGTGCGTTTGGTGCGCCGGCAGCCGGACCGGCCGCGGGTCCTTGATCTGCACTGGGGGCGGCGGCGGCAGGTCCGGAAGGCCCAGCAAGGCGGCGAGTCCCCCGCTGATCGCTGGTGGAAACATCAGTCGATTCATAGCGTCTTGTCCCCTCGTTGAATTTATAGCCCGGGTATTCCTCGCCCGGTGCGGGCTTCGCTCCGGCGCTTAAGTTCTCCCCGGCACTCGTGTAGCGGGCATGCAGCTCGTCCGCATCGGTCTTTGCTTGGGCTCTGGCGTTGGCCGGCGCGGCAAGCCGCTCCTCGCCTGCCTTGATGAAGCCGGCCGTGGTGGCTGCCACGACGCCGGTATAGGCAATGTCTTTTAAGGCATCGGAGAGACTGGTGTTCTCGTGCACGATGCCCGCATCGACCGCCTTTTGAATCGAGGCCTGCAGGATGCCGCCCGCACCGTTTGCGACCATCGCCCCGCCGATGCGCCCGCCGACCGTCTTAGACGCCGCGGCGCCGACCATGCGATCGAGCATGACTTTTCCTAACGGGGACTTGGAGAGCACCGCGGACACGGGCACGGCGCCGGCTGCATCGGCCACCGCGTAGAGCACGCCTGCGGTATTCGCGATCTTGTCGGAACTCGCGGCTAAGTCCGCTGCCGACTGGCGCAGCGCTTCTGATTGTGGGTTTAAGCCGCGCTTCTCCCCGATCGGCGCCGCGGCATCGACCGCATCCGCCCGCTCGAGGAGCGCGCTCACCTGATCGTCGATCTTATCCTTCGCCTCCGCGCGCTGGGCGGGTGCGAACAGGGCCACCGCGGTAGCGCCGCCGGCTGCAACGCCTAAGCCCGGGGAGCCGACCGCGGTGCCGGCGAGGGTAGCGCCCGCGACCATCCCGAGCTCAGGAATGGCGAGCGCGGTGTTAAACGCGATGCCCTTCAAGCTCCACGGGTCGAGCTTGCCGTGCATGAGATCCGTGGGCTGCCAGGCGCGCTCTTCGGCCCAGGCCGTTGCGCGTGCCGTGGTGCCGCCCGTGCGATTCGCTTGGCCCTTCTCGAGCGTCTCCTTGGCGTCCGCCATGGCGCTCGCCTGCTCCTCCGGTGTCATCCCCGCGTACTGCGCCCACTGGCCAGCGAACACAGTCGGATCAATCCCAAGTTTGATCGCGGTCTTGCGCACCGCCGGATCCTTGGCCATCGTTGGGACGTCGGGAATGCCGCTCGACCCTGACCCCATTGAGCGCGCCGCGACCTGGGGCAGCACATTCAAGGCCGCCATCGTCTGCTCGGCGCTCTGCACTTGAGCGGCGCCCGTAGTCTCCTGGTAGCCGGCCTTGATCTTGGAGACTTGCGCGCCCAAGAGGTGCGGATAGGCCGTGGCGAGCGTCGATACGTCGGGCCCAGGCGCCAAGAACTTATCCGCATCCGCGCCGATCGACTGTCCCAAGGAGGAGAGCACGCCGGTCTGATAGTGCTGATCAGGATCCTGTGAACTCTGCGGTTCATGGCCGAAGAGCAGTTGCTTGGTGCGGGTCATCAGGCCGCGCGTGTTGTCGATCGGATGCGCGTTCGGATCCTGATGCGCTCGCACGAGCGCCGGGGTCGAGGAGGTATCCGGCCCTACCGGCGTCCAAGGATCCACGGGAGCCGCCGCGCCGGTCGGCGCTGGTGTGTCAGGCCCCTGCGCGATCCAGTCGCCTTCGGCCATGGCTATTGCGTCGTCTGCGGTGCGCCGCCCGCGATGGATCCCGCAGATACTTTGATGGGCTTGCCGTCAATGCCCAACGTCCAGCTGCCCTTCGCGCCGAAGTTCCTGACCTTGCCGTGCTCGAGGCCCTGCATCGCGGCCGGCGGCGGCGCGTCGGGGATGATGGCCTCGTTGGCCTTGGCGAGCGCACCGGCGCCGTACTTGTTGGTGATGTACTGATCGGCAGCGCGCTGCGCCGTTTTCTCATCCAAGCTCTCGGCCAACGCTGACTTGTACACGGACGTGTGATCGGCATTGGCATTGCCCGTGGGCTTGAATCCCAAAATCCGGGTCGCCTTTTCAGGCTCGATGCCGAGCACGTTGGTGGCGTACTTGTAGGTACGCACCGCGGCCGGATCCCCCTTGTCGATGCCGGAGCCGGCCTCTTTGCCTAACACCCTGCCCTGGAAGGGCTTGCCGTCGATACCGCTCTTGACCGGCGTGGCGGTCGCGCCTTTGCCGTCCTCGTCACGCGAGAGGATGTGCAGCGTGTTGTGCGAGTCCACCGCGTAGGTGGGTGAGCCCAGCGTGGCCGCCTTGGTGGTCTCGACGTCGCTGATGGATTTCAAGGCCGAGGCCTGGTCCTTCACCGCGGCCGAGTCGCCCTTGGCTTGATCGGACGAGGCTTTCTGCGCCGCGGCCGGTGTGCCGATGCCCGCTTGCTCCTTATCGCGCGCCGTCTCGATGGCGCCGGCCTGCGTGTCGTACGCCCCTTGCGCCGCGGTGATCTTGTCCTGGTGCGCCTTACTGCTCGCGTCGTGCTCGTCCGACAGCGTGCCGGTCAGCACCGCGCCCTGATTGGTGGTCGCCTGACTCGAGTTCTTCATCAGGTGCAGGCCAAACTCCAAGAGCGCGGCAAACTTCTCCTTTTTGGTCTGCGGCTCATCGTCTGAGGGGCGCGCGCCCATCTGCGCCTTCATGTTGTCGTACTTATCGTCGATATCGCCGTGCTGCTGCTGCCACCAGTCCATGTACTCCTTGCGCGACGCGGCGGTCGCAGCGTTCAGGACATCGAGCGTGGTCTTCGCCTTGGTGAGCTTCTCCGGATCCGGGAACTTGAGTTTCACCGTTGGCGTCGCGATCTCGCCCTTGGTGTTGCCCGTGCCCTGCGCA